AGTACCTCAATTTGATACAAGCAATGTAACTGATATGAGTTCTATGTTTAATGGTTGTACATCATTACAAACAGTACCTCAATTTGATACAAGCAAGGTAACTGATATGAGTTCTATGTTTAGAGATTGTACATCATTACAAACAGTACCTCAATTTGATACAAGCAAGGTAACTAATATGATTACTATGTTTTATGGTTGTACATCATTACAAACAGTACCATTATTTGATACTTCCAATGTAACTGATATGGCTTATATATTTGATGGTTGTACATCATTAACTAATTTAGGAGGAATTATAGGGTTAAAAGACAGTATCTTCTTGAATCAAAGTACATTGTTGACTGTTGATTCAGTTATGAATATTATAAATTATGCAGAAGATATAAGTTCTTCAGGTTCATCTAATATTATATATATACATCCAGATGTTTTTAGCAAATTAACAGAAGAACATATTGCGACAGCGACTGCAAAAGGATGGAAAATTGCAAGTTATGAAAGATAATATACTTCTATGCTTTAATAATGTTTTATTCATTTGTTGGGATTGGTATTAGGTTATCAATCCCTTTTTTGTGTACAATATCTTTATTGTTATAAAGCGATATTCAATTTATCAAGAATGAAATATATTGTTACCAAAGAAAATTACATACAGTTTATTGAAACTGATGATTCCAATCAGATAACAAGACAGTTGGGGTTTGGAATTGATGGCGTTACATACGTTGTCAACAACGATAATGTCAAGTTCTACCTCAAAGAGGATTATTTTTACAAGAATTCCGTTTGGTCAATAGACTTACCTGCACAAATCAACGGTGAATATTATGACAAGGACACAATTGGAGATGGTCTTGCTGGTATATATGACCCCTCAACAGCATTGGCAGTTACTTCAGTCAATGGAAAGAAAGGTGATGTATGGCTTACCGCTGCTGATGTGGACGCTTATTCCAGAAGTCAGACAGACAATATGCTTGATACCAAGGCAGATAAGGAAACAACCTACACAAAGGAAGAGGTTGATAGCTTATTGGATGGAATTGAACAGACAACCACACAGGATATACAGAATGTAACCGAACAGATTACCAATGTAACCAACAACCTTACACAACTTACTGAAAAGGTTGATAATATTGAAAATACTTTCAATGAATATAAGACACAGACAGATGAGCATTTCACGACAATTGAGGGTGACATTGAACAAGTAAACCAAGACATTGCACAGGTTACAGAAAGGGTTACATCCATTGAAAGCGAGATACAGACGTTAAAAGACAAGGACACTGAACAGGATGGCAAAATAGACCAATTAGAGAGCGATACAGCCACTTTAAGAAGTGACTTGGATAGTTTATCACAAAGAGTTACAACACTCGAAAATGAGGCTAAAAACCACCTTGTAGCAAGTAATATTAAAGCTGGTACAAACATATCAGTCTCACTTGTTGGAAATGACGTTACAATCAGCACTGTGGGTATTGCGACAACTGAAGGTCTTGCTGAATTGGAACAGAAAGTTTCAACCAATACCAATGATATTGCAGGAATTAAGACAACACTTGAGACCAAAGAAGATAAGGGTACTGCACAGACAATGCACGACCAATTACAGGTTGGAATTGATGCCAATGAACAGGCAATTCAAGCAATCCAACAACAGTTAACTGATACTGAACATTTTAGAGGTTATTACAATACAACAACTGAAATCCAATCACTTGACAAATGTCATAACGGTGATTTTGCATACAACGCTGAAACGGGTACAAAATGGGTTTATTCAAGCGGAACTTGGTCTGATTCACTTGTTCCAGTCGTTGATGAAACAGTACCAAAGACTGAAATACTTCCTCTTATGGATGGGGTTGCAACAATTGGTGACAGCAATACTTATGCGGCAGGTAATCACGTTCACCCACACGACACAACAAAGGCTAATGTTGGGGATTTGACAGCATTGCAACAGGATTTGAGCAACTACAAGACAACTGTTGAGGATCAATTAAATCTCAAGGCTGACAAGACAGAATTGACAACATTATCTGGTGATATTGACGGCAAACTTGCATTGAAAGCTGACAAGGAAACAACTTATACCAAGTCAGAAGTTAATTCACTGTTGGATGGAAAGGTTGATGACGGTTATTGTTATTCAAAAGGAGAGGTTGACGGATTGTTAAATAATAAAGCAAATGTCGGTGATTCCTATACCAAGTCTGAAACAGATAATTTGTTAAATAGTAAGGCAGACAAGGCTGATACATATACCAAACAGGAAGTTGACGATAAGTTGAATTTGAAAGCAGACCAATCCAATACCTATACAAAACAGGAAGTAGATGATGCAATCGCCAATGTCGATGTAACAGAACAGTTGCAAAATTATTACAATAAGACGGAGATTGACGAGAAATTGGCAAATGTAAAGGTTGATGCCTATACCAAAGCTGAAACTGACAATCTTCTTAATGCGAAAGCAAACAAGTTCACTGATGTTGATGACATTTTGTTGGTTGACCAACTGCCTGAAATACCAAATGACAGAATATTATACCTTATACCAATTAGTGCAGAATGAGTTTAAATTTGAAAGGACATAAATGCAAACCCTATCTGGGACGTGATATTGCAAGGGGTTACTTAGGTAGCACCCTTGTATATACCAATGGTGAAACATTATATAATTTCACCTTGCACCCTTATACTGTTGCGAGTAAAAGTATATATCTTCGAATAAACAAGATAAATGATACATTGTTCCAATTGCAGAATACTTCGGAATTAAATGGATGTTATGTAGTCACATTTGAACAATATGATGCAGGTCTTAATAACGTGGGAGAAAATCCTGACAAGGTAGTATATAATTCAAGGTGGAGTAATACAGGAGTGAATACAGCAATATATAAATCCAACAAATATGATTATTGGGCTACCAATTACGATAGTGGAAACTATTATACACCTTACAAGTTCTTGGGGACTGAACAGATATATTATGATTTTTATCCTAACGATGTATATAATGTGGTTCACTTTAATGTAGGTGATACTGAATATTTTGTACAATCAAATGGATTATATAAGGTGAACAGTTATAATGCTGAAACAAAGAGGTTGGATTATGACACGGTAACAACAATTGCTGATAATGATTACCAATATTTTGACATAATTTCACATAATGGAAAGACTTATGTCAAACCTCATTCTTTAAGCAGATATTGGCAACATTATGAAATAGATGAAACTACACAGGAAGTAGTGAAAGTGACCAAATCAAACAATATGGCAATGTTCCTGTTGAATGATACATTATATTATTTACATTGGAACAATGGAAGTAAGATATTATCAGTAAGGAACTTTGAAACAGATGAAGTGTTGCTTGAAATGGAAGGCAATGTTGATAATATATTGGGTGTTGGTTCAAAATATGCAGACATTTTTGTTGTTGGCAACAATGTTTATTTCAACCACTTGAGATTAACATACAATGATGGAACATTCAGTTATGAAACATTTCCTTATAGATGGATTAAAGAAGAATTCAATGAGGATATTACATTGGTTGCCAACGGTGATATAATTTACTTTTACAACCATATAAACCACCGTTTCACACAGTCAATTAGATTGAAAAGGTCTCCAACTGAAAGTTTCTGTCTTATTGATGGTAAAATAATAACTAATAAAGGATGGTATTCAATAGATGAAATCTAAAATATATATGTCGGACTATTCAGTTGATATGCCTTATATTGACGGGTATAAGAACCAAAGGGATTGGATTAACTTTGACAGGGATAATCTATTTCCCCAGAGACTTATCAATATGGTTGGTGAAAGTCCTTTACAGAACAGCATACTAAGTAATAAAATCAAATATATATGTGGTGCTGGTATTGCTGACTATGATGCAAGCATATTCACGCCTAACCTTACTGAAGATTGGTATTCATTAATCAAGAAGTGCGTTGTTGATTATGTTTACACTGGTGCATTTGCAATTCAGGCAATATTGAATGAGGACGGGAATAAATTCAGTTACTTTCATCAACCAGTCGCACAAGTCAGAATGGGACAATATAATGACAATAATCAGATTGAAAAATATTTCATTTGTGCCGATTGGAGAAAGGGAATAAGAAACAAGTCGATTGTTGAGATAAAAGCATTTGGAATTGAAACACCTAAGAAGGGTGAACCTTATCTGATGTATTTTAAGGAATATAAACCTGATGAACTGTATTATGCAATTCCAAGTTGGTTTAGTGGGGCAAACTGGATACTTGCAGACATTGCGTTGAGCAAATATTATTTGAATTATATCAAGAACAATTTCAGTGCGAACCTTTCAATCAATTACCCGACAGAACCGACAGAAGAAAAGAAAGAAGAACTGTATGAGGCATTGCAAGCATCATTCGGTGGTGAAAGCAATGCTGGAAACATATTATTGTTATTCGGTGAGAATGGTGTTGCACCGACAATTCAGAACATAGAGAGTGTTGATGCAGACCTCTATAACAGCGTTACAGACGTTGTGTTGAAGTATATTGTTGCAGCCAATAGATTAACCTCACCCATACTTGCAGGACTTGCTACAAGCGCAGGATTCAGTTCCAAATCAGATGAGATTATTGCAGCCTACACGCAATATAAGCTGACAGTAATTGATGAGGACAGAAACTTTATAATGGATAAAATAAACTTCTTGCTTCAATTGAATGGTTATCCCAGAGTGTTGGAGATAAAGGACTATGACATAAGAAAGGAATTCGAAGGTCAAACCGCTTCCAATGACGCTGTTGAGGCAGAGGTAACTGATACAGATAATAATGAATTAAAAGATGCCGACAATGCCGAGAAATAAGAAACTGACTGAAACACACTTAATAAGTGAAGAGTTGCTTAAATTATATAGCAACATATCACGCAATGTAGGGGTTGACAAGTTATTGCCTTATGTGGCATTGTCCGAGCCTTTCTATATTATTCCTATTCTGGGCCAACCACTAACTGACGAATTGAAGGAACAAATAAGCACTGGTAATATAACAGAAGAAAACAAAGGTCTTATCATTCAGATTGCACCATCATTGAGCCTTTGGACTGATTACCTCGCAATTCGTTCATTGAGCTATTCAATCACCCAGAAAGGCATTGTAAAGGAACACAGTGAGAACAGCGAGGCACTGAACGAGAAAGAGGTTGCAGAGTACAAATTGGATATTAAAGAAAAAGCTGAAATGGCAACAGACTTGCTTATCCAATACCTTTGCAGATGCAGGGAAACTTACCCATTGTGGCGACCAGAACAGGAATGTCTTTGTGACAAATATGAACCAAAAGAGGGAACGAATGAAACACCTTTCAAACCTCTTATGTATTTCCCTAAAAAAGGAAGTCTTAACAAGTGCAAGAACAAATGTTAAATGAAAAATCCCCATTCACAATCAAGTGTTTGGGGATTAAAAATTAGATATTTAACAATAACAATATAAAAAGTTTAGTAATAAAAACAATCAGCAATGGTTTGTTTATTGAATTTATCACTGAACTCAATGTCAATGTAAGGAGTTCCATCCTCATCCAAATCATAAATCTCATCCTTTACTTTTCTTTCAACTTCGCTCTTGATAATCCCAAACAAGAAATCCTGCATTTTCTTCAATTCCTCACTGTTAATTTTACAATTCTTCATAATCTTATTATTTTATTAAGTTAAACACTTGTTTTCTCAATCGCACTGCAAAGATAATACAAAAAAGAACCTTTCTCCAAATATTAAATCATAATAATTGTTAAATATTTGGAGAAAGATTTGGAAATATCAGATAATTTTTTATACTGGACAATTTTAACATTTCAAATGTTTCATAACTGATTAAAACATAGAATGTTATGCCTTGTTTTCCATCCTGCCGATTTGGTCAGTCAGCAGATTGAGAGCATTCACCATTTTTTCGATATTGACAGTATCTCCATTCTCATCTGTGTTTGAACCATTGCCATACATCATAATTAATAAGGTATCTGATACCTTATCCCATAACTTCAAATTAAACCATATAAGCAACGCAAACACAACGAATGGGATAACATACCACAATGAACTGAATAATGCAGCCAGTGCGCTTATAATGGCTAATAAGAGCAATGCAGTTGAAGATAGCACATAATATTGCATCATATACCATTCTGTCTTTCTCTTGCTTGTGGTGTTGGTTGGAATGAGATTAACCAACTTGTCAGATAATTTGTCTAATAGTTTCATATTTTTTCCAATAATAATACATTATTTGTATATAAAGATATAAAAAGAAACAAGAGCATTACTTTTTCAACTTCTTCATAGGCGTTATATTATTGATTTATTATTGCCACAAATGATAAAGATAAATGTTAAAGCAGAATGTTATAAATTAACGAAAATATTTTGTTGTTAACATTAAAAGTGGTATATTTACAAAAATCAGAAGAAAAATTAAGAAAGTTTATCACTTTTGGAATTTCGATGATATTTATATATGAAAAGGGGAACGGGTTGCAAACCGTTGAACGATTGTTCTTTTGTGTGCTTTTTATTTCTTTCGTTCTTAATCCCCTTTTATTTTTAATAAATAAAAGATGCACAAGGGTTTAATAATAAAAGGCATAACATTATGAAGAATGAACTTAAACAAGACCTTAAAGGTCAGCATTTCAATTCAAGGTTACACAACAAAGCCACAAGGAAAGGAAGTGGCACAAATACGTTATCTCAAACAAACGGTAACAATCAAACAGCTTATTGATTATATTTCACAAGGTCATTGCATCACACATTGCTTTGAGGATTATGATGAGGAATTCGGACAATCAACCAAGAAGATTGAAAATTTCCGTTATACCCAACTCATAGGCATTGATGTTGATGATTCAGATGTTGACCTTGATACATATATTTCCTCACTGATATATAAGCCCACAATAGCATATACCACCTTCTCACACAATATAAAGGGAAACAGATACAGACTCCTTTATATCTTCAATGAAAAGATTAAGGGTGCTGAATTGTATTGCAATGTATATAAATGGTTGACTCAAGACCTCAACCTGAAAGACAACTGTATGCAGTCTTGCGCACAACAGATGTATGGTACAACCCAAGATGCACAATGGTATATAACAGACACAACCTATGACATTCCTTCTGAATGTTTCCAATCAACAACTGAATGCAAAAGTATCATTTTCAAAAGTGTCAAATCCGAACAGAAAGTGTCAAAAACACAAAAGTGTCAAAAGTATCAAAAATGGCAATCCGAATATAATAATAGAGAAGAGGTACATTATATTGGAAATGCGCTTAATGAAGAAAATGACACTTTTAGTGATAATGCAGTAGTGAAGGCATTGTATTCAATGTCACCGCAAGATTTTATATTTTATTACCATAATACATTTGAATACTTCATATCCACACCTTTGCACTATGAAGATGGATATGCACTTATACCAGAAGATTATTATGAAATAAAACGCCCCTGGTACAAGGACAAGGTAGGTGACAAGACAATAACCGTTGTAAAGACAATAAGGGATGGTGAACAACGCAGAAAGAGATTGTGTAACACGGCAATCATATTGCGAGCAATCAAGCGTGACATATCATTTGAACATCTGTTGTATATCCTTGTATGTGAAAGACAATACTACTATGACAACCAAGACAAGGCATTGAGCAACAAAGAGCTTATAAACATTGCTAAATGGGCAATAGAACTTCCCAGTGAACAGATTAACCCCAAAAAGGTAAAACACCCCAAGTTCAAGGTTGATAAGTCATACTGGGCTGAAAAAGGCATTACAGCAAGACAGGCAGCAAACATTGTAAGAGGTATTATAAAAGAACAGGAAATAGGTAGTGTATATGACTTCAACCTTACAGACAAAGAAAATCTTGCAATGATGAAGGAATATGGTATCAAAGTATCACAACGCTCACTTACCAACTTTAAACGCAAATACAAAATCAACTACCCAAAAAGTGTCAAAAGTAGCAATCCGAATATAATAGAGAGAAGAGATACATTATATTGGAATTGCCAACTTGTAGAAGAAAATGACACTTTTATTTCAGAAGAACATAAAAATAAAAAACATAATAAAGCAAGAAAGATGAAACAAGACATTATTAAACAATATTACAATTCTCAATTAACTGATAAAGAGAATATTGAACTATTAAAGGAACAAGGAATTAATATTTCATTAAGTACAATCAAGCGTTGGAGAGAAAAGAATGGATATATCAAATATCCAAAATCAAGTATTCAAAATCAAAGTGTCATTTCTGACCAAAGTATCAAAATCAAAGTGCAAAAGCAAAGTGAAAAAATAGAAAATGACACTTTTGGCCATTTGGAAAAATTGGAGGAAAATATAGACTTGAATAAGATACCATCATCAATCACTGATGAGAAAACATTGCAACTGTATGCAAACGCTTATCTGACAGAAATGTCTACTGCAAAGGCTTGGCCTGCATATACACGCAACAGGGACAAATATAATAAGGTAATGAAGAATGCAAGCAGTTCAATCAATTCAGACGTGATAGACAACATAAGAGGAAAGTACAATACAATTGAAACTGACAGGATAGAATGGATTGGAATTCACGTTGCTTCCATATTGCCTTATGATTCTGCCTATGATGAACTGTACAAACAAGGGTATCTGCCAAAGAATTCAAATATGTATTGGCAACAATACTTCAAGAAGAATAATGCAGTCTGTGAGGCTGTATGAGCTTCTATAAACCATTATCTCACAAGACCTGAATAACTTTATAATAAAGGAAAAATAATCGCTTAAAACAAAGAAAAAACAATGTCAGTGGTAACTTCAACAAGACCTGCAAGATGTGAGGATTGCATCTATTGTGTATCATCCATATACTATGGAAAGAAAGGGAACGGAAAAGGTGTAACAAGGTATGAATGTATGCTTAATGCACCAGATACCAAACCAATAAGAAAAAAGGACAAGGTATGTGACAATTGGGAAATAAAATGATACAATTCATTCCATTTTCCGAATTTGGAAGATATTTATAATTAAAATAATAAAGGACAAACAGATAACAAACCAAATGGAAAAATTGAAAGAAAGAAACACATTCAAGTACAACGGCAATTACTGCCACGTTGACTTAATCGAATATGACACACACAATGACGTGAATTATGCAATTGAATTCCACAGAAGCCAAACGGATATAGATAAGGAATACAACAGGACAATCATATATACCGAATATGCTGATGCAGCAAACCAATATGAGGAATTGGTATATAGGATTGCACAAACCCTATGGATGCTGGGAATACATTATGATTCAGAAGGACAAAGATATAGATAATAACAAAGCATATAATATAAGAAAATGAAAAGAAACAAATATTCAACAGTATATTCAGCAAATGAAATGCCTTGCGACATAATCAACATATATGACCTGACAGCCAAATACAAGAATAATACCAAGTCGCCAAACTATATGACACATAACAAATACCCAGAGGCAAACATAACAAATGATGGTTACAGATTTGATAACGACAAATATTATCTCATTTTAACATCTGACGGATTGTTCAACGTGAAGGACGGGTATATGCAAATGTTGAGAAGTTTTGAGATGGAGGTAGAAAAGCCGAAGATAAAAGAAATGAAAAGAAAATTCAACAAGAACATTGATTCCTTATTCGATTAAGGTTATCTTTATATATGTAATGTAAAAGTCATAGTTGTAAAAAAACAAGTACAGACAAAGCGTTGTCTTAATTAAATTAAATTTGTATATGTAATAGTTTAAGTTCAATTATTATTTGACCTCATCCGTCTGTGAAGATAGGTGAGGTTTTTATTTAACTTTTTTTCATTTTTCAAGTATGTTTATAGTGACTTTCCAGAATTGAATGATATTTATATATAAAAGAAAGTTAAATAATTACATAATAAAAAGCATAAGAAATGAATATTATTGAGAAAAAAGTTGGAATTGGAACAAACCAACCCCACAAAAATAACGCAGTAACAGTTGGGGTGAAAGATGGAACAGACAAATAATAATGAACAAACACAACAAACTATTACATTAGATGAAAAGATAAGGCAACGTGAACTGAAAGACTTCCAATTGTACAAGCAATTCATAAAGGAACATAAGAACGACAATACATTATACAGCATCTGGCAAACAGAACAATTGGAATATTATGACGTTAACCAAATCAAGACAAACAAGAAAGACGCAACAGCTATAACGGTGCAATACATTGAACTCAAATACAGAGATACAGTGGCAATTGATGATTATGATAATCTGCTGATTGATTCACATAAAATAAAATACCTGCAAGAAAAGGTGAATGATTCAAACGCCAAACAACCAATCAATCATTCAGCATACATTGTAGCCTTCTATCCGTTGTCAGACAAGATTGCAATATTCAATATTGACACAAATAAACAATATAATGTGGTGAACGTATGGGCAAACAAGAACACAACAATATCACGAGAAAACAAAATAAATAAGGAAATGTGCGAACTCCCAATCAATGAGGCATACATATATGATTTCAATTATAATGATAAGTCATATTTATTATCATAAGCAAAATAACTTAAATGAAATTAAGGGAAACAATAATAACAATAATCGCAACAATGATAATCACAGCCCTTGTAACTGTAATTATATCATCCAACCACTACAAGGGACAATTATCTGAACTAATCAATGCACCCACACAAATCGACACAATAATCATACACACGAAGAAAGACACAATATATCAGGTAAAATATGTCAAATCAGAATATAAATCAACAAATACTATAACCAGTACAATAGCAAACACGAGTGATTCAACACACCAGACAAATATATGCGCTGATACAATCATTTCACATAGCCATTACAATGACAGCATAATACTTAACGATACATTGTCATACAAGGCATATATAAGGAACAACAACCTTGATTCAATCAATATCAAACACAATTATCCAATTATGTACAAGAACCAGATAATATACCAAGATAGATACATACATTCCACAATCAACACACCAGACAAAAGGAAAACATTCTTTGACAATTTCAGTTATGGAATTCAATTGGGTGTGGGTTATGGAATGATAAACAAAAAGCCTGATATATATGTAGGCTTTGGTATAAGCTATAACTTCAGATAATAATGAATTAAATAAAAACTTGTAATTATGAATCACAAAACAATTGAGTTTACTTCAAAGATATTAACCAATTCAACAAACAAATCATATAATAAAAAACAAGCCACAAGAAAGAAATCCTGTGGCTTTTAATATTTAATCATATTGTTCAAATATCTTTTCCCTTTCGTCAATGATGTCATCAACACTTTGCAATGACTTGACATATCTATATATACCATTGACAGAACGTCCCATCATTGTAGCAAGATGAACAGGGTTGGCACTTGGATTGCTCATATAGATCGTTGCAAACGTATGACGCATTGAGTAGAAGGTAATGTTGGGTGATATGAGTTCCTTTCCGACCTCCTTGTTTATTTCAACGGCAAGTTGTTTAAGATTATCATTAACCAACCTTTCAGCAGTCTGCAAGGCATTAGCCCTTTTCTTCGGTGTATCATAGTTGTATTCGTGAAGATTGTTCTGGTAAATGGGAAACAAGTAACCATCCCTCAATTTAGCTGTCTGAATAAAGCAATCCAGCAATACCATTCCAATCATATCTTTCTTCAATACAACAGGAACTGGAACATTGGTCTTGTCACGCCTTACATTATGAATGACATAATATTCGGTGTCATTATGGGTTTCAGTTGTAACATCATCCACCTTTATATCAGCCAAATCACAGAACGCAAGACCTTGTAATCTATAACCAATCAGATATATTGCAATCGCAAATTCTCTGGTATATCTCAATTGCAATTTGCTGTAAGCCTCTGCCTTGTATGCCATTGATAAATCAAAAGGGTCAACAATGGTAAGCTGTGAGAACTTTGTTTCAATAGCAACTATTGCATCCCTGTTCAATGCTTTCTTTATTTCACTTGGTCTGTAATCTACATTATATTTCCATTTGCGGAAACAATATAAATCAGCGGAAACAAGGTTATGGGATATGGCATAGTTCCAAACAGAAGCAATCTTTGAACAAACCACATTGATTGTACCCTCTGCCTGTGTGGGTGTGGTAACATTCGATTTAAGCCACTTTGCAAGCCCTCTGGCGAACTTTTCATCAATCTCTGTCAGAATCATTGTCTTGGGATTCTTTCCGCTGTATTGGCTTATCTTATCCATCATCAGACGATAGTTCTTTATAGTGTTGGGCTGAAGATGTCTTTCCTCAATCAGACGCTGAACCAAATCATATAAGACAATTGAATTGCCGCATAAATCTTTCTTGATATGGAGAGAATCATCAAGGAGCATTGCGGCAGTATATTGCATACCTTTCAATTCATACTGATATTTTCTTTCAATAACCTTGTCCTTTGCCTCTTTGAGGATAAGATTCAATGCAGCAGCATTTGCATAAGATTTTTTGATTATCTCATTCTTCTTATCCCAATACTTGATAGGACAGGAAACATTCAGGTACTTTTCTTTCCTTCCGTTGAACTGTACCCTTAACACAATGGGGTAAGTGCCATCAGCCTTTGCCCTGCTGGTAATCTGTGCCAGTTTGATGATTGCTGTATCAGTTTTCATTAAATTTGAAATTTTGTAATTTAAGTGTGTGCAGAGCGAAAAACAGCGAAAAAACCTCATTTTGCACCCTTTTTCGCACACTTTTTGCAAAAATACAGCGAAAATAGAACACTCCACCAACTTTTGTGCTAAAGTTTCTAAATACTGGAAATCAATTATTTATGGAAGATATTTTTCAAAGTATTTGGTTTTGCATTCAAACCAGTTATGTAGCATATAAGTAATTGATTATTAATCAGTTATAAAAGTAATTATCTCAATTGCACATCTTACTGCATACTTTATATACTTTCAATATATAATGCACCTACACATATAAGAAATGCAGGTGCAAAGTTACTAAATTAAATCAAGAACTGTATGATTATTGCGTTTGATTTGTTTTGTCTTTCTCTGTTTTCTTCATATAATCGGTTATTTTTTCCTCGAAATTTCTCACCTCACTGCCATAATGTGATGATATACCAATCACAGCACCGCAATACAATAATGCCTGACCAAGTATCCACAACACTGAATCACTTATGATACCCATCGGGGGAACAATGAAACCTGCAATGGTTAATCCCCAACCCAGAACAAAGGCTGCAATACAAGTACCGTATGCAAGTTTTTCCTTCATTGTCATATTGTCGAATTTATCTTTTATTTCATCTGACATTTTATCAATTAGTTAATATGTTTATTATAAAATAAAGAGCCTTATTTATCTTATTTTTCCAATCAATCAGATATTTATTATATAGAAAATAGAAGCAAAAAATGAGAGTAGAAATAATGATGAACAAGACTTGTCACTGTTGCAAGTCGTATGAAGAAAAAGTAAACAGGATGTTGCGTGATTACCCACAATTTGATTTCACGCTTATCACGCTGGACAAGGACAATTATGATGTAACTGACAAATATGGGGATAAATTCAAAGGATTGCCCTTTACAGGCTTCCTAACAGACGATGGACAGGTACTTGGGTATATAATGGGTGATTGTAAATATGAACTCATACAGGCTAAAATAAATGACTTGACTATTAAACCAAATGACAGACAACTTTGACTATGAACAACACGCAAGAGATTTTCTATCCTATGTGGAACAGAACACATTACAACTCAAAAAGAACTTAATGAAAAACATAACATATAATCCTGAATACTTTGATGATGTGTTTCACGATTCAATTATCAAGGTATATGATTATATAATGAATAAGAAAACTAAAATAAAGAGTTTTAAGGACTTCTTCTTTTTGGTAAGTAAGTTTGCCTACATTCAAGAAGATAATCGCCACAAAGCCAAATTAAGCCGCAATATAAGGGATTATTTCATCAATAATGATATTGAACAGGAAACAACGAACAAGGAAGCAAGGAAAGAAGCAATTGACACATTGTTCAAGTTCATTGCGGAACGTCTTGAACAGTTCTTTCCATCCAATGAGGTTGACATATATGTGGTGTACTATAAACTTAAATCAGGAAAGAACAGTGTATCATATAAGAAGATGGCTAACATAACAGGTAATGACGTGAAACATATAACACAAGTAATCAAGAGATTGAAGAAGTTTGTTGCAGAGGATGAAATTATAAATAATAAAAAGAAAGAACTGTTAGACTTATGAGCATAATGTTAATGTTAATCCCTAACCTTTGGGAATTCATATTCTTAATCATTTGGATGATTGTGTGTATTCCGTTGAAAGACTTTGTACAGTTGTTCTTCCTTAGATTGGAAGCATTTAATGTATTCCCCTTTGTATGCCCCAGTTGCACGATATTCTGGACTAACCTGATACCTAATATCATATTGGCATACATATTCAATCCAATGTTTGTGGTATGGGGATTGATTACAGCATTTATTGATTGGTATATAATAATATACACATACAAGCAATTTCATTGACAAATATCTTTATACATATAAAAACGAATTAAAAAAATGCTAATAAGAAACGGAAAACATAACATATCAGTTGCCACTGTGAACGGATATACAGTGGAAAAGGTAAAGAAAGCTATTGAGTTTGTGAAGAAGGCAAACAGAAGGACACCTGTAAATGAATATCTTCAAATGTACAATTATCTCAAAGATACCAATGAGGTTGTGAGAGGCTGCAACAGTTGCGCATATACCAAATATAAGTTGGCTGTTGAAAGATATGCAAAATATGGTTATCTTACCTTAGTCAATACTGGAACAGACCCATCATTGCTTGATGCAGACCTTGTGGAAACCAAAGAAACTGAACACATAGAGAATGAAAAGGAAAGAATTAACTTGGGTGAAAAGGCAAATGATGAAAAGGCTGTTGAGGAAGTGAAGAAAGAAGTAGAGGAAACAGTAACAAAGAAAACTTCAAGAAAGAAAACCAATAAGACAGTAGAGGAAAAGAAAGATGATAAGGTTGAAGATAAATAATAAGGAATATGAATTGCCTACATCCTTTGACAATATAACGCTTGAAGATTATTGCAGGATATTCAGAAAGCTGACAGATACCGACAAGATAGAGGATGACAGGGAAAAATACATTGCCATAAAGAAGAACGAGGCAACGATTATTTCAAGACTGCTTAAAGAAAGGGATGATTTCTGTCTTGATATGCCGTTGCCATTGTTTGATAAATTATCAAAATTATGTAATTTTATTTATGGCATTGATAAATTTAAAAGAAAAAATGAAATAGTAATTGATGGAAAGAAATACAAGGTTGGTGAAGTGAACAAGTTCAGCACAAGGAAATGGATTGACATTGACATAACCACAAAGGACAGTGATGATGACTTGTATATCCAATTGCTTGCAATATTGTTGGATGAGGTACAGGAAGATGGCAAATTAAAGGTATATGATGGAAATTATCAGAAACTTATGCCGAAACTTTCCAAAATGAAATGCAGTGATGCCTTACCCATTGTTTACTATTTTTTTTGGAAAGGCGCAAGTTCGAGAAAAATTATGATGGCTTGTTCGGCAATGCAGGAAATAATGAACCGATTTGCGCCACATACAACAAATTCGTGAATGATTTCAATTGGCTGCACATTGTTTCAACCCTTGCAAACCACAGGTTTCTAGAAATGGATAAAGTGTTAGACCAACCGATTGAAGATGTGTTCACTTATATAAGTTACTTGCAGTCAAAGATTGTTGCTGAAAAGGCACAGGAGGAATTCCTTAGAAAAATAAATGACGCAAGGAACAAGAGAAGGAGATAATAATAATTTATTTAATCTCAATTGAAAATGATGAAACCAAAGGAAAAAAAAGCAAACCTGATACAATATATCAAAGACCTACTTCTTGCAGGTAATTTGAAATATGAGATAGTAAAGAAATTGCGCAAGGAGGGAATACCTGAAATGGGTGAGGAAATGAATGAATATCTCAAGAATATCAGTACCAACACATTGTCAAATTATATATGTGAGGCTTATGATGGCTGTCAGATTGAGAACGATGGCGAGGCACAAGCACAAAGGGAACTTATGTATGAGAGATTCTTGAATTTGTACAAGGAGGCAAGGGACAGGCACGACTTGACAAACGCAAGGCAGATACTTGATTCATTATCCAAATTGTTAGGATTGAACGAGGCTGACAAGATAAAGGTCGAGACAGAGAATATAACGGTTAAATTGGTTTAATTCATAATGGTTGACAGAGGACACCAAGAAATGAAAACCAGAAGAGGCAATTATTATCAAAGGAAAAAAAGATTGAAAAACAGCAATCAGAGGATAATAAATGTCGAATTCAAACCCAAGAAAGGTCAACAGAAAATAATTAATGCTTGTGTAACACACTGGAAAACAAAAAGTGTTATCATTAATATTTTCAGACAATATGGGAAGTCCTTTGTTATGCGTTATGTTGTACTTAAATACCTTTCAGAACAGAATGTAACGATAGGTTATCTTACACCGACAAACAGACTTGGAAAAGAGTTCTATCAGAAGATGTTGGAAATAATACCAGCCTTACTTATCAAGCAAAAGAACGGAACAGACTTACAGATAACCCTTGTGAACAATGCGAGAATACTTTTCTTTTCAATCGAAAGTATCAACACTGTCAGAGGTTTTACTTTAACATATCTGATATGGGATGAGGTAGCGCATAGCAGGGAATATCTTCCAGACGGGAGTCACGTTTATTACAATGTATTAGCACCTTTGCTGGACGCAAGAGGCAGGAAACTTATTCTTATCTCAACGCCAAACGGAGCGCAGGGTTTCTTTTATGAAAAATATCTTGAAGCAATCAAAGACCCTGAAAGGGTAGATATTGAATACATTGAAGTAAAATGCACAGACGATGAGACAAAGACACCTGAATGGATTGAGGAAAAGAAGAAATCAATGCCAGCATTGCAGTTCCAACAGGAATATATGTGTCAGTTCTTGGAAAACGGAGCATCTTATTTCACTTCTTATGTAAAGCATTTCACTGAAGGAATATACAATTGGGATTGCAAGTTATGGGTTGGTGTGGACTTTTCAAGTGTGGGTGATGATGAAACAATAATTACCTTTGAAAATGAATATGGTCAGGTATGGCAGGAAAAGATATTGGGAGAATTGGATGAGAAATATATGAAGATGGCTTCCATATTGAACAAACAAGTGCAGAATATCCAATACTGTTATTTTGAGAGCAATTCAATCGGTGAGCCTATGGCTAACAGTATCAAGAAACTTCTTGCGCCCAGCCTTGTAAGGAAGATTGATATGAAATACACTTCAAACAAGAGCAAGACAGAGTATATTGAACTTCTTGCTTATGACATTGAACAGGGTAATCTTCATTTTATGGGTAATGATGATGAACTTAAATCAGAGTTTTCAACATTCTCTTATTCTGTAAGCAAGACTGGCAAGATAACATTCGGTGCTTTGTATGGTTATCACGATGACAGGATAATATCACTTGCATTGGCAAACCTTTGCCGAAAGGAAAAAGGAAATACAAACAAGGAATATATCAAAATATTCAAAAGATAAATTATATATTTTAATGACTGTTTGCCTTACATTGCTTCTATTTTATTTCAAGGCACAGTTTTCAATGTGGTATCTTTTCTTATTGATACCACATATTTTTTGTGCCTTAATATAAAAAGTGTCATTTTAATTGGAAAGGTGCAATCCGAATATAATGTATATCTTCTTTTTATTATATTGGAACTGCACCTTTGTCACTTTGCTTTTGACACTTTTTCTTGTTTTATGTAAGGTTATTAGACAAAATCTTTATTCATATATATTGGAAATAGAAAAAATGATAAAGGATATTGTAGAATTATTTTATAACCTTTCAAAGGAGCATAAGTTGGTAAGGGGATTTGAATACAATTCAATTTCAAAAGGTCAGGGAACTGGTGATGAACTTCATCCGTTGGTGTTTCTTGAAACCCCAATCTATATTGGCAATGCTGATACTGTAAGTGGTTCAATTCCTGTTACAATCAACTTTGAGGTTCTTATAACCCCACAGATGTTGGAGAATTGGCACATACCACAACCCAGTACTGAAGCAGGTCAGAATATATGTCATTCGATTGCTTTAAATTTTGTCGCAAAGATAAGGGATATGTCATTGAATGATGATTATTCCTATGGTGTTACAAGTGTTGCGAGTTATTCATTTATGACATTGAAGGATTATTATGACAATGATTGTGATGGTGTAAGATGCACATTGGTACTGAATATGCGCAATGATATAAATTATTGTGATATGGATGAGCATTTTGACCCGAACAAGGAATTCGATATGGGCAAATTGTTGCCAGACATTGACACTGACAATGCAAGCGGTTGCGCTGATTTCTCTTACAAGTTGCCTGAAATAAAATTGTAATTTCATTGTTATGGATAACGGAAGAATAATGTTGAGAAACCTGAAAGAGGCATTGGAGAAGATGGCTTTTGATGTCAAGAGAACCCTTCAATACATTATGGAGATCAATGTGGGTATCAATGACAAGGTTGGAATAAACACATTGGTTGATTCAAACATATACAATGAATTGGAGGTATCAACGGATGATTGGGGAATGATAAGCCTTTATGTGAATTATTATATTGACTACATTGTATCAGGCAGACCCCCTGGAATATGGCCGCCAGTTGATAAGATAACCGCTTGGGCTGCAAGAAAGGGGTTGCCCACAGACAATGATACCATATACAGGATGTGCAATTCAATATGGAAATGGGGAATAAGTCCCAGAGATGTGATGACACCCACTTGGGATATGATTGACAAGGAGTTCTGGGACAAGGAATGGGCTGGTAATCTTTTCGACATTATGACAGAGGAATTGACGGATTTTTTCAATAATTAAAAAATTAAATTATATAATATAATCAGATGGCTTTAATAGAACCTAACAGAATAGTTGCATCATCTTTGGATAATTTCCTGATTGTTGCCAACAACCACTATATAAAAAGACCCTTTGTTGATTTCAAGTTCCATTCAAGCGGATTTGAAACAGACCTTGTGTTTTCTGACGCTGCTGATGCGGAGAATTATTCACTTACCATCAACGGCAAACCTGACAACCCTATCAGTTATCAGACGTTCAACACGAATGGAAGTGTGTACCAGTGTGTACTTAACTTCATTGAATGCCTTAAATTGAACAATATTGTTTATAATGTGTCCCTGATGAGTACGGACACTGTAAGGGCATATCTTGACACTTCGATAAATTATTCAATAACTTCATCAAACAGTGCAGTTACCATAATTGATGCATTTTCCACTTACAAGGTAGGAAGTTTCAATAAGATTGTGCTTAACCTTAGAACTGACATAGGGGAATTCAATTTGGAAAAGTATGTTGCCGATACACAGATACCTTTCAAGATAACTTCAATATTTGATAGCCTTAACATTTTTTCACCTTGTCAGGTGAATATGATGTGTTATTCAGTGTATGAGAACAATGTTGAACTGATAACATTGAACAACAGTCAGATAACGGTTATGCCAACGACACTTACCAAGTTTGAGGAAGTGAATTATGATGATTATTATATTGAACAGAGCATTTCAGAGGTGAAGAAGTTCCTCACTGACAGGAAAAACCCAAGTTATAACTATGGTGAGGTGTATGCAATAAGTGTCTTGACTGACTATCCAGTTGAATCAATTGATTTGGTTAAAAAATATTATACAAATAGCGGAATGTTCCTTACACAGGAGAAAGGCGAGCTTTACAAGGAAGCAAATGGAAGAAGAATTGACCTGTATGACAGATTTGATTTGGATAATGTGGAAAATACCTACAATCACCAAGTTGGATATGTGGAAATTGTTGCTGTAAATGCTTATGGAACTGAACTGACAGAGAGCTTGAGGTTTGATATTAATCCCAAATGTAATGACAATTATACAATATATTTCTTAAATAAAATTGGTGGTGTTGATTCCTATAATTTCACATCAACTTATTCAAAGGATATGAGTGTGAAGGACAACAATACCTATTACAGGAACAATTTAAGGAGTTGGGACAGGGAATATGTCATTGAGAATGTAAGGAAGAAACAGGTTGAGACAACTCATACATATACAACCTCACACATCAACAATGAGGAATGTGAATATTTGAACGAATTGCAGAGAAGCAAGTATTGTTATGTCATTAATGAGGAAACCTTTGTTAAATACATAATTATTGTTGACAAGTTTGATATTGAATACACGAGTGATGACAAACAAAACGAGCTTACAATTGAGTTCTATGTTTCAGATGAAAATAAGGATTATTAAAAATGAATTGGGAAAAAGATGAACATACAGTTATTCATAAATGACAACCTTGTGGACTTGAACCCTGACGAGGATTTCAAGCTGCAAAAGGAATTCCAAGACCCAGAGGAACTGATAACAAAGGAAATCACTTATTCCTATGATATTGATTTGCCCATTACTGATGTCAATTCAAGCATTTTCAATAATTCAAACAATATTGACGTTGCGAACAAATTCAATACAGTATATGATGCACAGCTTTATTGTAATGAGATATTGGTTATCAACGGAAAGTTTATTGTAAACGAGATTGACAATGAGAATTACAAAGGTAACTTGTATATTCCAGCGAAAATGGAATTGAGTGACATTCTTGGTGACAGGACATTGGCTGAAATAACCCCACATTATGTTTCAATCAACAACATTGATGACATTAACAGGATAAATGAAGGTGTGTTGGATGGAACTGGTGATAACCATATCTGTTTCCCTTATGTGTTGTACAATATGCCTTACAACGATTATGACAAGTTAGGCGGAACATTGATGACTGACGAAAAGTTTTATCAGTCATTGGATTGGGATAAATGTAATTTCGGTTTGGGTAATATATATCCTGCATATAATGTCCTTTCGCTTATAAAGGATTTATTCAAAACAGAGGGTTATGAGATAGGTGGAAGTGTATTCACAAATTCAAAGTTCTTGAATTTATATCAGACATACAGTGAATCACCCGAAAAATACAATGAAACAAGACAAACACCTTATTATGTAAGTTTTAATTATAATTACAGGATAAGGAAAAGCAATAATACTTCAATCACAGCGACAACAGCGAATATATTTAATAATCTTACAGTAGGGTTCGATACATTGCTTTTGTCTGACAACACTTCATTGACCAACATAAAAAACGAATATAATATATTGATTGAGAATACAGCAAACAGTTATGCGTTGATTGTTCCCCAGAGTGGATGGTATCAGATAAATTGCAGAGGTTCAATATCATTATACAATGCCAATAACAAATATTGGAATCAGGATGGAAGAACAAGGGTTGCAGGTCAGCTTGGTGATGGTAATGTTTGTAATTTCAGTGCATCTTTTGCTGAATTGCAGATTGTGAAAGGTGCAAGTCCTGCTGACAACATACAGCCTTATTGTATCAACAACGGTATGCCTTGTATTCCATTGCAATATGATGAAGCTGAAACAAACGGAACTGTCATAAGTCACGGTAATAATGTGGGTATGAAGTCAAATTATAATCAGAATTGTCTTTTGTTCGGTCATAACAATGGAACAACATTGGTTAAGGATATGAGCGGATATAGCATTTCAGATTTTATTGTTGGTGCAAGATGGGGTGAACAGATAGCATCAAAGAACTGGGGAACTGGACGTGATGACCAATGTGCGCCTGAAAGACGTGATATGCAAGCGGCAACACTTGCATTGCCGAAAGTCGGCAGTGGTATTGTAAGGAGTGTGAATGACGTTGATTATTGGGAACTATATCAATGTTCTGGCAGACAGAATTATAATTCAACACACACATACGGGCGTTCAACAGCACAGGTAATGGTAAGAGAGGACAGTTATTCAAACTTTGAAGGATATAACAAGGGTGTATTGACCGATGTAACTGAAGATTCAACGACTTATGAGGTTGTTTCAGACACTGTAAGAAACAGAAGTTATATAGGACAGCAGAATTCAACAGCTTATACATATACCAATACAGGTGGAAGTTGCGACATACATACTTGCGTATGGCTTGAAGAAGGCGATTATGTGAACATTTGTCTTATGATGCCATACAATAGTAACAAGTGGAGAAAACACCCTACAATGTTCAGACATACAAGTTGGCACGATAAAGGATGGGGTGGTGTTGTAGATACTGGAATAACAGGTTTCTTTGAAATGGGTTTAATCAATACCAATGAGGATTGGAGACCAACTAATGCAAAACCTATTATTACAAACAGTACAGAGTTGCAGGCCGACAGAATAACAAACATAAATGAATGTTTGCCTAACACGAAGTGCAATGATTATCTCAATTCATTCTTGCAGACTTTCAATTTAAGATTGACACAGACAACCACAAGCAAGTTTTCAATTGATTTGAATAATCAGAATGAAACTATTGGTGAAATTATTCCAATTGATGATTATGCAAATATGTATGACCTTACATATACCCGTCTGACACTTCCATCAACAATAACTTTGAAATTTAAAATTGACCAAGCGGAAGAAGGATATACAAACGGCAATACTTCACCTTATGCAGAAGATGTTGACAAGGCTTATAATATGCCTTTGCATAGTGGTGAAAAAACTTTTGAAAATCCTTTGAACACATCTGGTACAATTACCAAGAAAGAAAGTCTTTGGAGTTATAATTGGTATAAGACGATTTTCTTTGATGATTCACTCAATAACAGGCAATATTATATTGACATTCCTGTAATTGCAGAAACAGATATATGGTCAAATGATTATGATGCAGCATCAGCGCAATTGGAAAGTTGGCAGACAAACAAGACAATGCGTTTCTTCTATATCAATACCAAGAAGATAAAGGAATTGGTAAGTGAGAGTGAGGACGCAATGAAACTTATCAATGTTTATGTACAGACGCAAGGAAATGCAACAGTACAGTCAAGCATTGAACCCAAACTTAAATTAATTATTCCAAGCAATTTCATCTGTATTTACAGAATGATTGCAGGTGAGAAAGTTGAGGAAAGGTTTATGTTGGATTATGACAATTCAATCAGCAACATCAAAGAGAATGACACAACAATGACTGACAAGTTATTCAATATTAATGTAAAAAACTCTTATCAGATTGATGTCAATTGTGCATTGCCTAACAACATATATGCGAAGATTAAGGCAAACAGCATTATTTCATTGAATGGTGGTTTGTACAATATCAAGGAAATCAGCAAACACAGCATTATGGGCAATAGTGACAGCACTGTTTCATTGCTTTCCTTATAAATCTTTATTTCATATAAAGTTTTATAGAAATATCAAAAGAAATAATGGCTGATGGAAAGAAAATATATCAGATAGAAATACAAGGTATCAAGGAGAGTTATGATAATATCAAGACACTTCTTGATACTCTTGACAAATTGGGTGATACAACAGTCAAGGTAAATGCACAGGAAAAGAATGCTGCAAATACAAGGAATTCAACCAAGAAAGCAACTGATGAACTGACAAAGGCGCAAGAAAAACTTAACAACTTTGACAAGGAATATCAGACAGAAGTTGCAAGGACAAAGAACGAATTATCTTCAAAAAACAAGGAGATAAAGGATTCCATAAAGTATGAGCAAGCATTACAAACCATTGAAGAAGGTGTAACCGAAAGTTATAGAGATAAACAACAGATGTTATCCGCAATCGGTTATGTGATGAAAAATATGGTTGTGAGCAATGAGGAAGAAGCGCAGAGCCTTGAAAACCTCAAACAGAGATATACTGAATTGAATAATGAATTAAAAGAATTTGATTATTCAATAGGTAATTACCAAAGGAATGTGGGTAATTACAAGTCCGCATTGGATGGTAGTTACATTGATACACAACAGTTTGAGGAAGCGGCACAAGGTTTCAAGATACTTGACGATGGCACAAAGGAATATATGAATTCAATGGCTGGTTTGCGTGCCAAAATAAGCGACTTGCAATCAGAACTTGACACATTAGACCCTAATTCTGAAAGATGGAATGAGGTGAACAAGGCATTACAGCAGACTGGTGTGCAATTGGCAGAATTGGAATCCAAAGCAGAGATTGCAGGTAACGCAATGGAAGCTAAACTTGGTGTTAAATTCACTACAACAATCAATGGTGTACAATATGCCTTTGACGATGTGAATCAAGGTATAGGGTTATTGGAAGATAAACTTTATTCATTGGCAGCGTCTGGCGAAAGAAACACAGAGGAATTCAATGCCATTGCTGAAGCTATCAAGGAAATGAAACGTCAAGTTCAAGAAACTGATGAGGAAATTGACAAGATGGTTTCAGGTGCTGCTGGTATCCAGAACATTGTAAATATTGCTACCACTGCAACAAGTGTTATGGGATTATATCAAGGTGCTGTTGCGCTTGCAGGTGTTGAAAACGAACAGTTGGCAGAAACAATAAGCAAACTGGGTGGTGTGATGACTGTTTTAAATTCATTACAGGAATTGAATGAACAGATTACAAACAGAAGCACAGCGACAAGCAAACTGTATCATAAAGCACTTCAATTGATTGGTGTTGAAACAAAAAATAATACCAAAGCCACACAAGCATCAACGGCAGCAACACAAGGTCTTACTACAGCACAGACAGCAGCATCAGCGGCAAGCAAGGTATTGAAAGTTGCATTGGCTTCAATTGGAATAGGTCTTATTGTGGCTGCTGTTTCTTATCTTATCACCAATTGGAAAGAACTTGTTACTTGGTTCACTGACACACTTGGAATAACTGATGACCTTAAAGGAAGTTTTGAAGGATTGTCTGGAACAATCGACAAGATTAAGGAAGTCATTTCAGGTGTCGGAAGCGCAGTTGTTAATTTTCTTTTAGCACCTCTTAAAAGTGCGGCAGCGTTGATTAAGAGCCTTATTGATGGTGACTTGAAAAATGCCTTATCCAATGCGACAAAGGCTTACAGGGAAAGTATTGACGTTGTTTCCAATTACCAGAAAGGTGCTGAACAACAAAGGACAAAGAATGTGGAAAATGCTGCAAAGAAAAGGGCTGCTGCTGCTGCAACAGAGGCAAACCAAACAATTGCATACAATGAAGCAAAATATGGTTCAGATTGGAAATATACACAGAATGGTCAGAAGCTGTATATGAATATGTTCAACAACCGTCTGAAACAATACAAGAAAGATTCAGATGAATACAGACAGGCACAGCTTGATAAGATGTCCTATGAGCGTGAGGTTACAGAACATAACAAGGCTGAACAGGAAAGGAGAAACCAAGCGGCAGAGCAAGCAAGGCAGAGAGCGGCAGAACTTGCAAAGCAACGTCGGGAAGAATTAAAGAAGGAAGCAGAGGAAAGGAAACAGCAACTTGATGAATTGAAAGCGAATACACAGAAGTATTTGGAAGAAACACAAAAGTTGTATGCAGATAACCAAAGCGAGAGGTTGAAGAATGAGGAAAAACACCTCACGGCAATCAAGGCACTCAACCAAGAGGAATTGGATTTCAAGATTCAGAAGTTGAGGGAAAACAACAAACAGCAACAGCAACTCATTGAACAGGAATTCCAAAAACAGTTGCAAACCACAAGGGATGAATATGACAAGCTGATTGAGGAAGCCACAAAACTATACAAAAAACTTAATGATGAAGCGAAGAAAAATCCTTCAAATGAAACATTAAAGATACAGGCAGAAGAAGCTGGAAATGCCCTTGTTCAATTGCAGACAGACAGGAATGACAGGTTGCAGGCAATGCAGCAAGCCCACAACGATGAACTGTTGCAAAAGGAACAGGAATTCGAAGATAAAATTAAGCAGATGCAGACAGACCTATCCAAGTCAATGCTTGCTAATACAAAGAAGTCTTTGGATAGTGTTACAAAGTCAATGGATGACCAATTGAAGAATATGGGTGACGTTGATTTTGACAATGTGATGACTGGTGGTGATTTGTTCAGTGTGATTGATGTTGATGCAACCAAAGAGAAATTTGAGGGAATCAAACAGGCATATCAGACCTTGCAAGCGCAATTTGATCCGAATGGGGATAATATGAAACATATATATGACAATTGGCAGAAATATCTTGAAGATACCAAGTCATTGTATGGTGAGGATTCAAACGAATACAAGAATGCCTTGAACGAAAAGGATAATGCTTACAAGGCTTATGCGCAGAATTATGAAATGGTATGTGACCAAATCATAAATGCTGATACTGAATTGTCTGAAATTGACAAGGAATTCTGGAATGATTTATCTGGGAAAATCACAGACATTTACAACCAATTGCAAGAGATGGTGATTAACCCAATTGCGGAGGCTTTCAATACCATATTGGGCGACCAATTGGAAGAGGCACAAGACAAGTTGGATGAGGTTACAGAACTTCACGATGAAGCGGTTGAACAGGTTGAAGATTCCAATCAAAAAATAAATGATTTGCAATCTCAAATGTCAAGTGCATCTGATGCACAGAAAGAAAAGTTAAGACAACAGTTGGCAGACGAACAGGTGCTGTTAGTACAAAGACAACAGAAAGAAAAACAGTTGAACGATGAAAAGGTAAAAGCTGAACAGGAAGTTCAAAAGAAAGAAAAACAAATGAAAAAAGTTGAACTTACTCAACAATTGATTACCGCAACTGTGAATGTCGCAACAGGTATTACCAACGCATTGTCATACGGCCCAATTCTAGGTCCAATATTGGCTGCTGTTGTGGCTGCTGCTGGTGCTATTCAGATTGCTTCAATTACCAAACAGATTTCCAAGTTAAGAAAAGGTGGAAAGGTAAAGAATTCTGGTATTGTTGGTGAAGATGGTGTATCACGTTCACACGAACAGGGAGGACACAGAATTGAAGATACCAACATTGAAGTGGAAGGTGGAGAATGGGTTGTGAACAGAAAATCATCTGAAAAATATGATAATATTATTGAAGCAATCAATGATGATGATTCCAATGCGTTGTACAGGGAAGTGACTGGTAAATTCAATAATGATTATGAAACCATTGATAATGTAACCAATGAAATAATAAACAGAATTATCAATAACACAAATAACACAGAGTCTGTAAATAGCAGAAATAATTCAGAAACTGTAAATAATCCTTATAGTTCAATTGTGACAAATATCGGTGGTGAACATAATGAGATAACAAACAATTCAGAATCCTTGTTCACTCCAAGTGGTTTGGGAATAACGAACATTGACAACAGAAGTAGTGTCACGAACAATTATTTCTACAATACCAATACCACAAACAACTACAACACCAAGAAACTTGTATCAAGCACAATAAGGAAGTATGCGTCTGGTGGTAGCTTGAATATGGTGGAAGCAAGCAGGGCGATTGAGGATAACAGTGATATTAAGCAAATCCAAAACACAATGGCTGAAATTGATTTCCAACCTGTTGTGCAAGTGACTGACATTATCAAAAAACAAAATAATCTTGCAAAAGTTGTGGATTTGGCAGGTGGAAATTTAAAGAAATAATTTAGAAAGGAGGTTATTAATTAGCCTCCTTTATTTCTTTAAAACTGAATATATAATTCTTATATATATTTTTATTTTTACAATATTTGTTGTTACAGCATTGACTTATTGTTACCCTATCTATACCTGTTTGTCTTACAGTTTCTCTTATACTTGAATAAGTATTCAATAAATTAAAATTTAAATCATATTGATAAACAGCTTTTGAAGAATCTGTTCTATTCAAGTATATCCCTTTTATTTTATTACCAATTGAAATATAATCAGTTGTTTTTAATCTTCTTTTAATACCACTACCATAATTGGTATTGTATTTTGCAGTACACCATTCAAGATTCCATACACTGTTATCTGTTTTTACTTCATTGATATGATTAACCTGTGGGAGGTTATCAGGATTTGGAATAAATGTTATTGCAACCAAACGATGAATACTTATATAAGTTTTCTGACAATTTTTTCTTAATTCTATTCTTTTATAACCATTTGGCTGTTTGCAAAACTTTAATAATTTAGGTTGCTTTCTCTCCATTCTCTTATTATTCATATAAGACATAATTCTTCCAAATGTGCTAATCTTGTAGTACCCTTCAAAATATGGAATCCATTTCCATTCTTCCTTAATTAAAACACTTTCCATAATCTTTTTTATGCAAATATACAATTTATTAAGTTAATTAGCAACATTTTTAAGTTAAATAATCTTTATAATAAAAACTGAAATATGCTTGAAATACCAATATATGACGTTGTATTTGACGATAATGAATGTGATGGGATGACTGCTGTTTCATTTGTTGATGATCCAGCAATTGAGCAGAACTTTGTCTATTACAGGAAACAAGGTGACGGTAAGGAAATTCCAGTTGCAGTATTTCAAATCAACAAGGAAAAGCACGAGGTTGTTTCACCCATTCTTATTCCAAATCAGCTTATCAAGCGTTATGACGATTTCGGCAAGGTCTATTATATGCGTTGGTCAAAGGATGTCATACAGAAAGTAATGTATAATTACCTTTTCAACAAGCGCAACAACAATGTTACCATTATGCACCCTTTGATGTATGACGATACATTGTCTTATCAGGATTGTATGGAAAAAGACGTTTATATGCTTGATATGTGGATTGTACAGGATGAACAGAAAGACATTATCAATTCCAAATATGGTTTTCACGTGCCACAAGGTACATTATGTGTGAGATATAAGATACATAATAGAAAGTTGTGGCAGAGAATCAAATCAGGTGAATTGAAAGGATTGAGTATAGAGGCTTATTGTGGCTTAACAAGGTCAGCAAGTCTGACACTTCAAAATAAACAGAATAAAACTAAAGAAAATAATTCCAAAATGACAAAGAAAATTTCATTTGTTGAAAAACTCATTGCCTTTGCGAATGACGTTAAATCTGCTGCTGATGAATTGGCAACCATTGCAACGGCTGATGAAACTGGCAGTGGTGAGCCTGAATTAAAATATGAAACCGCTGATAATGACACTATCATTGTCAAGTCTGACGGTATGGCTTATGCTGGTGACGGTTCTGCAATGCAAGCAGGTGAATATGCGCTTGTGGACGGTTCTGTACTTGTAGTTGACGAGAATGGAAAATTCGCAGGTACAAAGACCGTTGATGAAACGACTGAAACACCGCAGGAAGCACCCATTGCAGAAGCAGAGGATGACAAGAAAAAGAAAACTTGCAACGCAGAGGAAGATAAGGAAAAACAGGCTGATGGTGAAACAGCACCTGAAACCTCTTATGACGAAAATAAAAAGGAAGAGGTAAGTCAGGAAGATGTACCTCCCACTCTTGTACCTATTATGGTTGGTGATATGGAATATCTTGTTCCACAGGAAGTGGCTGATTATATCAAGGAACTTGAAGGAAAATACACTGATTCCACTGCAACCGCTGAAACTTTCAGAAAGGAACTTGCGCAGATAAAAGCAAAGACACCTTCGGCAAAACCTGCACAAAGTCAGATTAACCAATCGAATTCTGACAAAAATTCGGTGGATTATAACGCTTTTGTTGAAAAATTAAACAGATACAGAAAATAATCCATTCAAAGTTATCTTTATTAATAAATTAAAAAACTTATAAGTAGAAATGGCAAATTTAATTGATAATAGTAAAATTGAATACACAGTAAAACACGAAGCTGGTTGGTTTATTCAATCAATGAAGAAGGCAAAGACTCTTGAAAAGGATTATTTGAGAGTTATCCCCAATGTGACCAAAGAAGTGTTGCTGAAAAAGGCTGTTATTGCCAACAACACCATTTCACAGGTTGATAACCGTGATTGTGAATGGACTCCCAGTCAAAGAATTAATCTTGATTCCAAGACTTTCAGCGTTCAGAACTTCAAAATCAATGAGGAACAATGTATGAACGAGTTGGATAACATTTATTCAGAAAATGTATTCAACGGTATGGGTGGTGAAGCAGGTGCAAACAAGACTGCAATGCCCAATGCTGACGGATTGGAAGATACTTTAATGCTTATGATTCAGAATGCCCTTGCTGGTGATATTGACAGAATAATTTGGGGTGGTGAAGGAAATGAAGTTGATGGTATTCAGAACGGTCTTGTAGATAAGGCTCTTGCTTCTGGTGAAACTATCAAAGTTGCCAACGCAATTACAATTGATACTTCCAATGTATTGACTGAAATTCAGAGAGTTTATGAATCAATTCCTGATGCAGTTATCAATGAAGGCGAATTTGACCCTGAAAAAGCACCTGTAAGAATTTTCGTTGACCTCAAGACTTACAGATATGCAAAACAAGCCCTTTCAAATGTTCCTACTGAATATCAGGTTGTATTACCTGCTTGGACTTTTGACAATGGTGTAATCCGTTATATGGGCGTTGAGATTGCTTTGGTATCTTACTTGCCCAGCAATACAATGATTGCAGCTTCAAGAGATAACTTGTTCTTCGCAACTGACTTGTTAGCTGATACCCAATCAATCAAGGCAGAAAGAGGTAACTCTTTGAAAGATGAAAATATGTGGTATGTTAAAGGACAATACCGTGCAGAATCGTTCTTCTTGTTCGATGATGAGGTTGTTGTTTATTCCAAATAATAATTAAGAAAATTAAGTGTATAGATAATGTTAAATTGTAAAATATCCAAACCGATTAATCCCATTTGTGAAACATCTGTAAGTGGTGTTTTGAAGATTTGGGCTGCAAACTGGAATGAAGCACATACTTTCACTGCATCTGGTGATGATTGTCTAATTGATACCATTGAACTTGCAGACGGTCAAAAGTTCATTCCTATTGACTTCCAAGACAATTCAGGTTATGCAAACGCAAACTTGGCTGCTGGTGGTTCTACTGACAGCAAGGCAATTGCACACCAAGTTGGATTTGTCATCAACAGAATCAACTGTGATTTGCTTGGTGATTGGAAAAACTGGTTGCTTGGCAGACTGATTTTCGCTGTAATGACCAAGAACAAACAAATCATCATCTTTGGTGTTGATAACGGTATGCAATCTACCAACTTTGACTTTGCGACAGGTACGGCAGAAGCAGACTTGCAAGGTGTTACAGTATTGTTTGAAGGTAATCAGCACGATGCACCTCTGTTGGTTAAAGACCAAGAAGTTATCAGAGCATTGGTTGCAGAACCTTAATTTCAATTTTTTCCATAATAAACAAAATAAAGTGTGGATTGGTATCTTTGGGTATCAATCCATTTTTTTTTTTATTTTCTTTTGAAATCAAGTGGTCATTTTCTTTACTAAGTAGCAATCCGAATATAATATAAAAAAAGAATACATTATATTGGAAATGCTACTTTTTGAATTTTGGCACTTTTTGGCACAACGAATAAATAAATCTTTATTAGTATAACAGAAAAATAGAAATGGCGTTTAATTGCAGACTAAATAAGAACATAACATTGAACAATACCACAGAGGAAGGACTTACTACTGGATGTGGTTCAAGTGCTGTTGCAACAGGCGGTATCAGGGAAAGAATATATGTGTACAATATTGACGATATTCAAAACCTTATGTTCGAGAATGATATGAGATATGATAACAACCTTGTTGTGGAAACAATCATAACGCAAGGCAATTATTATTATATTGACTGTACATCAGTTGAATACAATGAGGCAAAGGATAATAAACTGTACACTCATACACTTACATTGACGCTTGCGAACATTACAACGGAATTCGAGGATATTCTTAATGACGCTTCAAACAACAGATACCTTGTGGCGTTCAGACCAAATGGTGAAGATAATTACAGAATATTCGGTTGGAAACACGGTGCAGACCTTACTTATGAATTAAACATAACAAGTGATGCAGGTGAATATTCAGTTACCTTTTCGGACGAAAGCGAATATCCTTTGATGGCAGCATACAGCGATAACTTCAAACTTGATACAAAAATATTCACACCAATATTCAGGCCGTTGTATGACATTGCATTTTGTGAAACAAATACTGACGGGACAAATACAGGATATGTGATTGCAAGTTATGTTGTCAAGACAAACAGCGCAGGATTGGCGATTGACAGTGATAATAAATTATGCAGCCTTTCAGGAAAGCCTCAAGACGCATACAGGTTTGAAAATGTAGGTGATGGTGGATATAATATTCTTGGAACATATACTGAAACAGCCTCATTTGACGGACAACCTGTCAAGATATTTGATGTGAATATATGTAAGCCAAATGCAAAAGGAACTATATCAATAAGTCCTACAAGTGTTGTATTTGATTCAACAACGACTGACAGCACATTGAATTTAACAACTGATAACAGTTGGAAAGCCATAAACATTCCAAACACTGTATATATCGGCAGTACAAGCGGAACTGGTAATGCAAGTATCTCAATGGTAAGTAATAATATGGGTGGTGATGGTGAACTTACTTTCAGGAATACCAAGACTTATGAGGAAGTGAATGTAAGTGTAAGCACCTATATTCTTTCAGTTGAAGAGGAACAGGTATATCCAGCAGGTACACAATATATAATGATTGTTCCAGATGTTCAGGGAGGTGACGGGACTTATGATTATAATGTAACGAGCGGAAGCCAATATATTACATCCATTACAAAGAATGATGAAGGAAATCTTGTTGTTGCATTGAATGTTCAGAAGAATGAAACGAGTGAAATAAATATTACCCTTTCACATCATTCATATCCGACCGAGAGCAAAAATGTACATATAATCATACAAGGTATCAATGACAAGCCGATTTGGTCATTGGTTAGTCGCTATTGCGAAACGGAATAAACTTAAAAAAATATTATTAAAAATGAGATATTGTAATTGTTTGGATAAGGATATAATTCAGGAATGTAAGACCGACTTGGGAGGCATTGATAAGATTTATTTAATCAATGCTGATGATTATATAAGGGCTGATGGTGAGAATATATACCTGAAAGAAGGGAAAATGGCTTACAGGATAGACCACGCAAACAATATGGCTAACCTTACACAGAATGCAGTAAACACTAATGACCAAACCTATATAAACAGTGTCCTTACATTCACATTAAGGTTTCATTCAGTCAATTTGGAAGATGAACTTATGTGTCTTACACTTGGTTATTTCAAGGCACTGGTTAAATACAAAAACGGATATTGGAGGTTTGTCGATGAGGAAAGCAGTGATTGGTCTTTCAAGCAGACAGCGGTTGTGAATGACAGCGGAACAACGGAAAATGATATGAATTGTGTACAGTTCACTTATGAATTGAATGGTCACAGTTATGGACTTCTATATGAGGAAATGCCAAACATTATCATAAGCCACGAAGCAGACCCACATTGGGAAGTGATTGATGTCAGATGTGAAACAGAGGAAATTGATAATAAACCTCATTGGGAAATAATTGATGAAAAATGTGAAAAAGCATAATGGCGAATACAGGATATTTAATATATGTTTATCAGGATATAAATCGGAACAGCCCGACATACGGTCAGACAAAGGAAGAGAAACAGTATGATACGGAATTCTGTGGTCTTGATACTCCCAATTGGGTTGAAACAGGCCGTTATTGTGAAATGGAAAGCGATGGTTTCCAAACTGGTTATATTATTATTGAATACACTGATGAAAACCCTGATTCAAGCACCTATGGTCAAACAAAAGAGGAAAGAAGTGTTGATAACGTGACTTGCCCCGTATCTTCAAGAGACCCTGAATGGATTGTAGATATAGACAGCCCTGCATATTGTGAAACAAAGACTTATGAGCCGTCTGGTGCAATTGGCAACAGTGGTATGCAAGTTGTAACTGTTGTTGATTCAAACCAATACAGTCCCACTTGTGGAACGACACAGCAACAGAAAGTTGAAAATTTGGTGGCTTGTCCTGTACCTGATACCAATCCTAATTGGGTTGAGGAAAGCAGAAGTTGCCATATCATAAAGGCTGGTAATGGAATTATGTTTGATGGTAGAATGGATGTAATACAGAGGGACAAGAATGAATACAGTTCAAGCTGGGATACCACAAGAACAATTCAAGAAAGTGATGCAGCAAATTGTCCACCGTCTGACACAAGTCCTGAATGGCAATATGATTCAAGTTATTGTGAAACAGATTCAGAAGGAAAGAATACAGGATATGCGGTTATTACTGAAAAGGATGTTAACCCATTGTCTGATACATTTGGAAGCACACAGACAAGCACACGATATGATACATCATTGTGTCCTTTGCCGCCTCCTGAACCAGAAGAACCAGAAGAGGGTGAAACAACATAATCTTTATTAATATAATTAAACAAGAAAATGGCAAACACAGGTTATATAATAAGAACATATAAGGACTTTAATCCTTACAGTCCTACATTTAACACAACAAAAACAGAGAGGATAATGGATTTATCCAAATGCCCAATGGAACAAGTGTATAATACTGAAATTGTATATGATATTGATGTCAGAACAAGTGGAGCAATGTCGTCTTATCAATATTACTTTGTTGCTGGTATGCTTAAAGATGAAGATTATGAGCCTGTTTTTCAAAATGTTTCAATTGATGTTGATTGGGGTGATGGAAATCAGGAAAATTTTGATATTCAAGTCAATTCTCCCAGTGTACCTAAAAACATAACACCAAGACATAGTTATGACAGAGAAAAATATGAATATACAGTAGGTATATATACAAATGATAGAATATATAATATATATCAAAATACTGATGATAAACGAATTGTAAAAATTAAGAGAATTATATCTGATACATTACAGGATATAAGCAATATGTCATTACATAGTGATGAAATATTCAAAGGATTTGATGAAACATTTGTTTTCAATTGTCCTAACATTGAAAGTATGAATGGCGCATTTAAGACGAACATAAGCAATTCTGAAAGTCAGTATGAACCTATTCCATTACCTTCATTTGATTTCAATACATTCAAGAATAATAATATAGACTTTTCTGAAATATTTGCCAATGAAATAAACGGTGGTGTTGTCTATACAGGAAATATTAATGAAATATTGGGCAACATTGATTTCAGTAAATTGGGAAATGTCAGCAGTATGTTTGCAAATCAACCAGGACTTACAGGAGAAGCGTTACCCATAATCGCACAATTATCACATTTGACAAGTGACAAATATGCTGATTGTTTCAAAGGCTGCACAGGTCTTTCAGATTATAGTCAAATACCTTCAGATTGGAAATAAAATAAATTGAAAATATCATTATAATAGAAATATGGCAACCACAGGTTATAAGATTATCACATATCAGGACACGAACATTTATTCACCCACTTATGGTGAAACAAAGCAAGAAAAGGTAAAGGACGATGAAATGTGTCCCAATAATGTTGCGACTTGGACTGAACAATCAAGAAGTTGCGAACAGATTGTTTATCAACCCTCTGGTGAAAAGGGAAATTCAGGATTTGCGATTGTTATTGAAAAAGATACCAATCCACAATCTTCAACATACGGTGAAACAAGGAAAACAAAGGTTGAGGATGCAGAAGGTTGTGCTAAACCAAACACAGAACCTCAATGGGAACAACAGTCAGAAAGCTGTGAAACAATTTAATAATGTTGAAATAAAAAAGAGAGGTGTTTGATTTTTCAGATGGTAGGGTATAAAAAATATCTCACCATTATCTTTATTAACATAATATTATAAAAATTATTCGAGAATAATATGAATAAAATAACTACTAACGGGAACAGTGTCACATTTGAACGTGAGGACGGTCATATTGATGTTGTTGAAAAAGGTCAATATTATATCCATATCAATAGTGACACAGTGAACTTCATTCTTATTCCAAGAACTGACAGGGGTGGGGTTGCGTTATTTTCCAGTACAATGTCAAACCTTACCGTTAATGGGAAAACCTATTCGGAGGATGAATGGAAAGACGGAACTGCAACAAGCGATTTGAGTACCAACGATGGATTAAGTTATAAGGTTGTTGATGAGCTTCCTGAAACTGGTGATAAAGGCGTTGTCTATCTGGTTAAGGCAGAGGAAGAGGAAGAAAACAACAAATACATTGAATACATTTATGTGGATGATGCCTATGAGGTACTTGGGTCATTCAACACTGATATTGATTTGACACAATTCTATACCAAAGAGGAAAGTGATGAGAAATATGCCACAAAGGATGATGTCAAGAATCTGAACATTGTTTCAACTGACGGAAGCATTGCAGTTACAAAGTCTGATGACGGAATTGATGTATCTACCAATTATGTTAAGGTCTTTGGTAACAATGAGGAAAATAACAACAATTTCTTAATTAAAACAACCGCAACAGAAACCGAGATACTTCCATTGTTTTATAATAGTGGAAATGAATATTATACTTATATTTTTGGCAATTCAACAGTATATGAGTTTCAAGGTTATCAAGGTGAAAAGACTGGTACTGTTGTTTGGAATCAAAATGAAACTAATGAATGTTATTTCAAACAGGATATGGCATATAAAGCCAAAATAACATTTGATTTTGATAATGAAACCATTAAGTTTGAATCATTGTCAGGATATGTTTTTGGTATGATTTGCAGTGGAATGAGTCTTAAAACAAACGATGATACTGTTTATTTGGATTCAAAAACAGAATTCACTTTGCATAAGGGAGATGTCCTTACAATGGGTGGAATTGATTTCTTTATTAATGTTAATAATAATGTTAGTTTCACCAATGCAGATTTATTCAATTGGGTATATGAACAGACAACTACAACCATATATGACCTGCCTTATGCTGTAATTAATGGTCAAGAAAAACAACTTGCTTATCAAGATGGTGTAAATAATAAGGCAAATAAAAATGAAGCATTAGCAGCCAATAGAAAACCAAGAAATGATGGTAATTATGATAGTATGTACAACTTAAATAATAGTGTATCATCCTATATGCGTTTAAGACATATCAATGGTGAAAGCATAATTGGAACAACAAATATGGAATTGGCTACACCTGAACAGCTTGATACCAAATTGAATGTTGCTGACACTCTTACAGAAGAAGAAATAAATGAAATAATGAAATAAAATATATTCAATATAATATGGCAAAATATTTAGACGAAACAGGACTTGGCATTGTATGGACTAAGGTCAAGGGTGAATTAGGAAAGAAACAAGATACTTTGGTATCTGGTACAAACATTAAGACAGTTAACGGTGCTTCCTTGCTTGGTGAGGGAAATATTGTGATTGAAACACCAGAAGGCGGTATCAGTGATGCACCACAGGACGGGAAAATGTATGGCAGAAAAGATGCTGCTTGGAGTGAGATTGTACTTCCTGACGTTTCTGATATGTTGACCAAGACAGAGGCAGTTGGCGCATATCAACCCAAAGGTGATTATGTAACCAATGATGCTTTGAATGGAAAAGGTTATCAGACAGCAAGTGATGTTGATGCGAAGATTGCAGCAGTTGTTGATTCAGCACCTGAAACGCTCGACACATTGAATGAATTGGCTGCTGCACTTGGTGATGACCCCAATTTTGCAACAACGATTTCCACGCAGATTGGGCAAAAGGTTGATACTGCAACATACACGGCAGATAAGGCTACATTCGCATTGAAAACAGAGATTCCCGACACTTCAACCCTTGCCACCAAGACAGAGTTGACCGAGGGATTGGCAGGAAAGGCAAATACAAGCGATTTGAGCAACTATCTCACCACAGCTAACGCACAGTCCACCTATGCAACTAAAAGCGAACTGGCAGGAAAACTGAATACAACTGATGTTGTCGCTCTTACAGAGGAAGAGATAAATGGAATTCTTGTATAATATACAATATTCAGTAAAAAGCAATTAAGGAGTATTATTGTGGCATATAATGCCCTTAATACTCTTTATTTATATAATAACGATATTATTTTAAATTTAATATAATGAAGATTTTAGATGAAACAGGTCTTTCAACCCTTTGGAACAAAATAAAAGAATATTTTGCCTCAAAGACAGATGTACAGGCAATTCAAACACAAATTGGTGACATATCAACGGCACTTGATACAATAAACGGAGAAACAATTTGATAGACGATGGCAAATACAATAGCAGATAAATTAACATATTTGAACGGCACAAAGGATGCCATTAAACAGGCGATTATTGGAAAGGGTGTTGATGTAACAGATACTGATACATTCCGTTCGTATGCTGATAAAATCAGTTCAATTCAAACTGGTGGGAGTATTGCAGGAATTCCATCTGGTATGAGGTTCGCTAATTCAACATTCACAACTGTTCCTGTAGAAATATTTCCATATCTTGAACAACAAACAGATTTAACTGGCATATTTGAAAATTGCAAAAGTTTAACAACAGTATCTCAATTTGATACAAGCAATGTAACTGATATGAGTTCTATGTTTAATGGTTGTACATCATTACAAACAGTACCTCAATTTGATACAAGCAAGGTAACTGATATGAGTTCTATGTTTAGAGATTGTACATCATTACAAACAGTACCATTATTTGATACAAGCAATGTAACTAATATGGCTTCTATGTTTAGTCTTTGTACATTATTACAAACAGTACCATTATTCAATACTTCCAATGTAACTGATATGAGTAGGATGTTTAGTGTTTGTACATCATTACAAACAGTACCTCAATTTGATACAAGCAAGGTAACTAATATGGCTTATATGTTTGGTGATTGTACATCATTACAAACAGTACCTCAATTTGATACAAGCAATGTAACTGATATGAGTTCTATGTTTAATGGTTGTACATCATTACAAACAGTACCTCAATTTGATACAAGCAAGGT